GTTCGCCACTTTCGGATTATCAGCAAAATACAGCCCATACCCATAGGCTTGTGCCCCTTCACCGGTTCCAATCTTATCCATAGAGAACTTATCGAAGTCATGCGGTGAACCGTGATAGGCTGTAACTCCGGACGCCTGACGTGTGCGCGCGCCGATCGCTGCCGCTCTTGCTGGTGCTCCTGCTGCTGCCACGCCTGCTGCTCCTAGTGCATCTACGTTTTGCGCCGCTGCCTGGTAAGCAGCGGCATTATCAAAAGGGCGCCCCGGTTCCCCCGTAACTAACGGGGTTTGCCCTGACATTTGATTAGCTGTTGCGCCAACCACTTGCATCACCAGTTGTTCAACCATCTGTTGCGGCAATCCTGTTTGCTGCACAAAATTCTGTATCCAGCCAGCAGCCGCGCCGAGCACTTGGTTTTGGACGGCCTCAACCGCGCCATCCATAGGCAGATTGGCCAGTCCTTGGTCTAGGGTTTGTGGAATTGGTGAATGCTGCACTGTTGACGGAACGGTTTCCGATACGCCTTTAACCTGGCTTTGTCCGGTTGGCAGCTGCAAACCACGTGTAAAATTCGGTATAGCTGGCTTAACTTTATCGCCTGATGTTTCAAGCATCTTCTGCCACTGATTCAACAGCTGCCATTGTCTGCCGGCTTCTTGATCTGCAACTTCGCCGGCTTTGCGAGCAAATAGAAGTTTTATCTTTGCCGCCTGCACCTCTTCAAGTGTCATAGCTTCACGGCCAACACTGGTATGCGTCGGCATGGCCAGCCCGTTGCGCGCATCCTGAATCTGTGTCGTCTTGCGCTGCTTAATCAAGCTTTCGGTGTAGGTCTGGAGTTCTTTGCGATCGAATTCCTGACCATTCTTCTCAACGTAGTTATCAAACTGCTCAAGACTGTTGGTATAGGCTTGGCGCTGTTCTGGCGTGGCGTCCGAGGATGGTCGCAGCTGGCTTTTTAAAAGCGATCGTTGCTCTTTCACCCATGTCGGAGCGGATGACTTGGGGTTGAGTTCACGCGTTGCCTTTGCATAGATCTTATCGAATGCTGACTTGCTAAGCTGGCCATTCTTATAAGCTTCTGATGCTTCGTTGATCACATCTTCTGGTGATGTGTCCGATCGTTCGAGCAAGCCCGTGTAGGTTTCTGGATCTGTGACGCGCGCAACCTTTGGATTGAGCTTCGCCATGAACCGATCGTACATAGAATTCGGTAGTTTGCCGGCGTTGTCTTCGAGCCATTCCTTTGTCAATTCGCCCTTGTGGAATAGCTCTAGGCCAGTGCGAACGGTTTCTTTTTCCTGCTCACGTTCAACGCGGGCAGTCTCGATTTCTTGCTGGCGCTCCATTTGCTCGGAATAAGCTTCAATATTGGCCTCTTCCGCAAAGAGGCGGCGGACAAAATGATCATGGATTGTGTTTCCCGTTGGTGGTTGTCCGGGTCGGTTGTCTTCAATCTCAACCCGTTGCGCGTTTCCAACTTGCGCTAAAACCTTATTGGCATACCGTGAATGCTGCAAAACCTCGTTTGGCCGGCGCACCGAACCAAAATAGGCATCATATCCTTGTTGGCCGTTGCGAATGTATCCACTCCGCAACGTGAACCGCTCGCCAACACGAATAAGAGCGCCAATGTTTTTTCCTGGATCGTTAACATCCTGCCACGTTTTCAGCCCGTACTCACCGCGATTAAATTGCAGCGGCCCGAATGAATTTTCGCCACGTGGCGTTGTGCGAAATCTCTGCAATGACCCATCGCGGCCAACGCGTGCAATACGCCCGCCACTTTCTTGCCGAAGCAGCATTGTGAAAAATCGCGCCCACTCCCGTGGAGATCCGGTCGTAATGCCAAATTGCGCCCCGTCTTTCGGCACAAAGCCATTCAGCCGAGATGATGCAACTTGCGAGATTGCCGCTTGTGCGAAGCTGACGCTGTCCACACGGTCGCCGATTATCTTGATTTGACCGTTAAACGCTGGTGCGGTTCCCTTTTTTCGGCTTTGCGCACGGTCAATTTCATTTTGTGCCTCGGTAAAGGCTTTGCCCAAAATTATTTTCTGCTTACCGTATTCCTCAAGGCTCATGCCCCCCCTGTTTTTCATCAGGTCGTTAAGCTGCTGCGCGGCCACATCCTTTCGCGCTTGCGCATCTTCAACCGTATTCTGGCCTTGCTCTGTTCCAATCCCCTCCATTCCGGAAGGGTTGAACTTATACCGCGCAATAATCTCTTTCGCTGTCTCCGATGCGTTCGGGCCGGCTGCTTTTAACCAGCGATCATAAACTTGCTTGACCGCATGCGCGCGGAGCTGATTCTTAACTTGCGGGCTAGCAACATCACTGCCATCAATCAGCTGGTCAATTTTGCCGAGATATTCGACATTTTGATCTGGATCATCGCCAATGTTCGGAAGCACTTGATTATCAAGCACTTTCTTGGTTTGGTCAAACGCCCACTTCTGGCGATAAACCTGCACATCGCTGAATGACTTGTTGTCGAGTGCCGCGCGTTGCCGTGCAATAAACAGCTGGCCTTCCTGCTGTTTAGATTTTGGTAGACTGTCTAAAAACTTTTTTGCGTTTTGTTCAAACGTTGCAAGCCGGTTTGAGCGCCATTCATTCCCGTCACCAGACAATTGCGTCTTTGACTGGTTATATTGCAAATCATTGTTGCCGCCGAATTCCGTTGCCTTGATCTTGAAATCGAAGTTATCAGCCTTGGCTTGTTCGGCTTCTGCATATTTGGCAACGCTACCGGCTGCACTTGCGACTGTTGAGACAATCGAAGCAATCGCTTTAACCTTGGATGCCTCATACTGCGCTTTCTGGCCCCGTGCGCGGGCTTCTGACTTCCGGCTCTCCCCAACAGCCTTATACCCCGCACCGCTGTTGCGCGTGCGTTGTATTGGCCTTGCGTTCAACGATGTGCTAGCGAATGGCCGCCGATCAACCACAGGCATACGAGGCACCTATGATTGTTGCATTGCGCTGGATTGGATACATGTTGCTGGCTTTGGGCTTTGTTGTTTTGATAGCGTCGTTGCTCGGTAGCTGGTTTGATGGCGAACCCATCTACTCGATGATGAACCCTTTCAACATCAAGCTACTCGTTACTGCTGTCATAAGCTTAGGGCCGGGACTCGCCCTGCTATGGCTTCACGACTGGCTAAGCCGCCGTTACGCTAACAAATGAACTAGGACCACGTGATCCGCCGCCGAGTGTATCGGCTGCGTTATCGTAGTTTTGCGCGCTCTGAATATACGCGTCACGCTGGATGACTAAGTCTTCTGCTTCGTTCATGTGAGAGATGGCCGTGGCTTCTCCGCCCCAGATTTGGACGAGATTGTCGAGCTGTCCTCGTTGTTGGGTTTCGTTGACGACGAGGGCCGCTGATCCGCTTCCGGGGTCGAGGCCGGCGGCAGCAAATCTAGCCGTTTGTCTAGCGACCTGAGAACGTGTCTCCGCGCGCGTTTTTTGAGCCTCGAAGTGTGATTTTTGTAGCTCGGTTCGCGCATTGATCTTCTCAACGATTGCATCTCGTTCGGCAACTTGAGCGGCGGCACGCGCCTTATCCGCCTCGGCGCGGTTCACATCCGCTTGCGCTTGCATCTGCGCTTGTTGCGCCTGGATGCCTGCGACCGTTCCGACAATGGATGCAACGGCTCCGATAAGTCCTACGAGTGGGGCGCAAATGGTTAGGGCCCTCCCCTATGGAATTCGCCGAAATGTTTTGACGCGGCGGCTTCATAAGCAGCGCTTGCTTCTTCTGCGGTTGCAAACATGCCTAAATATTGCAATCTTCCATGAATGCGGATGCTTGCTTGATATGGCCGTTTGTTCACCGTTTTGCGTTGTGTCACGCCACGAAATCCGCTCGTGTTTGTTGAAAACAAACCCGCATTTCCTGCATTGTCCTTGGCATTCGCCAAACGCAAATTAGAAATCCTGTTATCAGCCCGATTTCTATTTACGTGATCAATCCACTTAGGCGGCCATTCACCATTCATGTAAAACCACGCCAGCCTATGTTCGCGATAATTACATTTATCGATTCGAATGATCCGATAGCCCTTAGCGTTAATACATCCCGCAATGCCGCCAGCGCTAGCGCGCGGGCTTGCTCGCATCTTCCATCGAAAAACTCCCGTCTTCGGGTTATAGTCGAGAACTTCAAGCAATCTTTCGTGTGTCAGCATCAGAAGGATTCTTCCGTTTGCATCTCGACAACAAGCGATGTCAGCATAAACGGAAACGGTGTATCGTGCTCAAACCTAACCCGGCATTCACGCGACCAACCGGACGGCGTTGTCAATTCCAGATATTCAGATCGAAGCGGCGGCGAGCTGTCCATTTCGTGCTCTGGCAATCGATAGATGATAGAGTCCATATTACTCGAGTTCGGCCCTATCTTTCCACCTAAAGATCTATAAACATTAGCATAAACTGCGTGTATGTTGCGTGGTCGCGCTGATGCAGATCCTTGTTGCGCGCCAGCTTCGAGATCCATGGTCTCAAGCGCTGCATCTATGGCCAAGCCAACCGAAACCGTCGCGCCGGCTGGGTCAACGTTGAGATTGATTTCACCGTTTGTGACGGTGTGCGTTTCCTGCGATCCATTGTTAAGTACGGATACCGTTTCACCTTCCAGATGATACAGGCCCGTGATTTCCGCATCCGCCGCCGCACCTGAGATGCTGCAATCAACGCCGATATAGGCCGCCTTATAATTATCATCAGATAAGGAAATCGAAGGGTATTGCGCTTGAACTTCGATATATCGTTTCGTCCCGCCGTTGATCGTCCGTTCGGACAAAATATATAAGTCATCGTTTGTTGTGCCTGGGATTGAAACGCACCGCTTAACCTTTCCTGATGTTCCGCCAATGATATGCTTGTGCCACGCCACCACCTGCTGTTGACGTTCATACGTCATGCCAAGCAAATACCCGTCTTCACGCACCGCATAAACGACTTGGTCCGGCTCTAGCTGATAGGCCAACTCAACCATGCCGTCGCCGGTGATGTGTTCAGAAAATATCGTTAGGTCTACAGCCTCATAACTATCACGCGCAAAATCATAGCTGTATTCCCGAAGCTTCTTTGCATTGTTGTCCGGGTCGCCTGATCGTTGCGGAAACAGCGTAATCCGGCCAATCCGAATAGGTGCCGTCGCGGATGATCCGAACGTGGTCTGTGGTGCAACGCGAATGTTAGACGGTGTGAGCGCTTCGTTGTTTGCACTCGTGCCAATCGACATTTCAGAACTAGACGTTCCGGCTGTTAACACCGTGCCTGGTGATAGCCACCGGATCACATCGGCCTGACCAGATCCGATCGTTGCGATAATGGCGTCGCTGTCTTCTGTCCCATCCTCAAAATCGCTGAATATACCCGATCGGCTTGCCCATATCGTTTGCGGCTCGCCAGCTGTTGAAGCAAACCAAAGCCGGTTTTCGTGGAAGGCAACTTCACTCGGATAACCATCCTTACCATTCCAGCTACCAATCTCATAAAGACTGATTGCAGATGTTCTGATGCTCTCCGGCATTTGATTGTGAATGATTTGGACAGTCACCACCGTTGACGATGTATAAGCCGTTATTTTGAGAACGCATGTCGTGTCATGCAGATACGTTGCATCGAAGTAGCCAGCTGTGCCCGATGGGTAAACCCGCACAGTTCCTTGTTGGTGTGTTGGGACACGCGTAACCTGGCCCCAATCTGATATTGTCGTGACGTTACTCACGCCATAGACAAAACCATCTGTGGTGTATTGGTCGCCGTTAGCTAGGCTTGCCGATCCATCCCCAAGTGATGCGCCCTGAATCCCCGTTTCCGTTTGGGTTGCGTCGCCACTGTCGCCGCCTTCCCGAACCCGGATTAAAGCGCCAACCATATCAGACGTGAATATGCCACTCGTTGCCGTGCAGGTCGCCGTTGATCCGACCGCCTGCGTTCCGTATGTGGTGGCTGATGCTGACCAGCTACTAAACGTCAAGGTTTCCGACGTATCGCCGTTGAGCGGCTGGAATGGCCCTTTCTCAAAGCCGAATTCCGCCAAGGTCCATGCGGTATGTGATGTCCGCGTGATCGTCTTAGGCTTTTGATCCGGATGGCAGATATACAGAACATCGTTGGTCTGGGCGAATTGCAGATCTGGCAACTGGCTCTCAGTGTAAGTCGTGGCTAGCTCCACAATCTCGGATGCCGTTCCGCCTGATGTGTACGTGCCGAAACTAGTGCTGTCCTCACCGGATAGTTCGAACGTGTTGGCCGTCGTATTCGCAACCAGAAAACGCCGGTTGTTAAGCTGGTGCATACCGCCAACACTGCCGATATAGACATAGTCACCGTTTGAAAGTGTGTGCCCGGTCGATGTCACAACAGCAGGGTTTGCATTCGTGATGCCGGTGATGTTATTGGCCGCGTGCGTGATTAAACCGCCGTCGCGGAAAAACCAAACATAGCTTGGCCCGAACATCAACGTATAAGCTTGCTCTGTGTTGTATACAAACCGAACAAGCTTCGCATCTTCCGAGCTGGATTTAGGTTCCACAATGTATTTAAAGCCTGGTCGCTTGCGAGCACCACCATGCGGAACAACCACAAAGTTCGTGATCTCATAGGCCGCGTTACGATATTTCTCGATATCGACACGGCCTCTTAGCCTTGGGGTAAACTCGCCGGCAGTGAAGTTCGTGATGAGTGTTGCTGTTCTTGCCATCAGAGACGACTATTCACCCATATGCTCGCCTCGAATGAACGCGGCACGCCTTCCTGACTGTCTGCCGTTCGCGCTTCTCTTAACTTGCGCTCGGCGACTTCCCACAATCCTTGTACGCCTGTCATTGACTTCTTGGACGCGGCTGCAAGTTCTGCGCTCATGCGTGCAATCAAAGCATCAATAAACAGATCATCATATTTGCTGATGTCTTCTTGCCTAAAGACGTATTCGATTTTTACCGTTGCATCGTTTGAAACAATGAACCCGGACTCTAGTCGATAATCTGGTTGCCCATCATGGAATTCATTGTTTGCTGACGCTGATGGTGTGTCAATGTTAGTCCGGACTAGCCGGAGAAAGTCATCCGGCAATACGTGCTTATAGGTGTATTCCCAATCTGGCGTTTCGGTTGATAGCGCGAGCGTTGAACGCTTTACTGCGAAGTTCCAGAAATGCCCGCGAAGCATGGCATCACGGGCTTGAGGGTAAGCAATCTTGCATCGGCGAGCGACTTCTGTCCCTTGATCTAGAGAAGTTATCGTTGTCTCGCCGATGCGCTGCAAGGCCAGATTACAAATCTCTGTGTCAGATGTAATCTGGCTCATGCGTTCCTCCTATTAGTCGTGGACATACAGCAGATAGCCAGCGATATCATCGCCATCAGCTATTGCTGTGTCCTCGCTAGTGGCGCGGATGACAACGCCATCTTTTGACTCGAACACCTTTGTTCCGCCCGTTGCGGCAAGACCCGCAAGAGCAGCCAACGTGCCGCCATCAACGAATCCAGCAGACTCAACATCAATGCCATCCGCTAATCCGTTAGGGTCCGCTGTTACAGCAGCCCCGTCGAGATCAGTGTAAGCATCCCAGCCGAGATCTAGCGTTGCACTTGCGGTTGTCCAGTTCACATAGAGCGATGATGCTGGCAACAGAAGGCGGATACGACCCGCCGGCAACTTGCAGAGAGCAACCGACGAAGTGGCATCGCCCGCGCCCGATTGATCATGCACAAAGTACATGCATCGGACTCTGCCTTTCCAATCACTCGTTTCATTATTCACCGCTGGTGTAGTGGTGAAAATGTTAGCGTATTGAGTGGTTTCTTGAGTAGTTACAGCCATTGTTATCTACTCCCCTTAAGCGTCAGTCGTTGGAGAAGCACCGGGGTCACATTCGATGTAACCGACACGCTCTTCTTCCATGCGAGTTGCGCCAATTGACATGCAGCAATAGACTTGCGTTGCATAGCCTTTGTCGTCTCGTTCCGTGACGCGGGTTTTCATGTCCTTACCAATCGACAAGAGCATTCCGGACTTAGTCCAGTACAGCACCTTATCATCGCCGTTGGCATCCAGACCGATGCGTTCCGTTGGGATCATGGTGAAACCGCCGTACTTAGCGATATTACCTTCAACCAGCGGCTTTATGCTGTTGTAGTCAGCGTTTGCCACACGCTCATCTTTCATCAAGCTTTCTGCCTGACGAGCATTCACAACCATGAACATTTCTTCGTCGGGGTCGACGCTGTTCTCAAGTAGGTTGCGCTTAGCCCGTAGGATCTTAGCGACGTTCAAACCAGTGTCAGCCGCACTAACGCCTGGCCAAACGGTCTGAACATCAACAACCATTGAGGCATCAAAGGCTGTTTGTGTTGATCCACTTTCTCCAGTGTATGCCGTGCCGTCCGCTGCTGCGATGATCACGTCATCCATTGAGCGGCCCATGGCATACATCGCAGCCGTAGCGTACGGTGACGATGGATCGACGAGCATACGGATACGATCTTGTTCGTCGATCAGATCCGCCCACTCCCAATCTTCAAGCGACACACGCCGACGGGCATGCGGCGTATCCATTCGAGGCGTGTCAGCATGACGTGACGTCCTGCGTTGCGCCTGAGTAGCGCCGATTTGTTCGTAGAAAGCGTTCTTGCCGACCTGTGTTTCATTACGGACGGCGGAGCGCAAGCGCGAGCCTTTTTGCTGAACCAGATGATAAACATTGGCTCTATATTGCTCGACGTGCGCCGTTGTTACCTGAGTAGACATAGCTACCAAGCTCCTAAACGGTTGTTGTCAAGGGTGAACCGGATTACCTGCGAATGCAGATCCGTACTGTTTACTGGCGCTTGCGGTAGGCTCGCTAACGGACCCTTTCGGGTTGCCCGTACCTCAGACCAAGTCGCAAAGAGCTATAGGCGTCACCTGATCACGGGTGCGTTGCCGTACAGCTGATTATTCATCGCCGTAAGTTCTCTCACGCGTCGATCATGCTCCGGATGACTGCTGTCATACAAAGCCGCGCTATGTTCTTCACGGTACGATGAAATCTGATTTTCCAAATCGGCCGGTGTTGCCTGCTGAGCATGACCACCAACCAACGATGTCTCGCCGCCCATGTCCTTGCCGATACGGCCAAAGACTTTGAGCATGTTGGGATCATTACCAAGCCCGGTTTCATCCAAGCGCTTTAGGAATTCTGGTGTTGCATAGGTGCGCAAGGCTGACTTAGCCTGGCCAACAAACTGATCATAGGCCGGACCCTGCTCTAGCCTCAGTGAGCGTTCAGCCTCTTGCCGTGCGTGCTCTTGTGCCCGCGTGGCGTCAGCGTGCCGTTGCACCATCAATTGATAGTAGCTTTTGTGCAGTGCCTTGGCTTGGCGATCGTTCAAGCCCGCCTGGTGCACTGTTGTTCTGAAATAATCTTCACCGGCTGTATCGTGTTCCATGCCTTGAGGCATTTCGATTTGCTCGAATTCATAGCCGGTCGGCTCTTCAGGACGTCCGAGCTTCGTATAAACCGTGTCCCAATCTTCATCTGTTTTCGGCGCGGGGATGTTGTCGCCCATCTGCCGCTCAAGATTGACGTAGCTTGATGCTAGCGCTTCTGTGGTCGAAAACTTCTCCAAAGCCGCTTGGCCCTGAAGTTCAACTGGAAGGCTCGCGCGCCAATCATCGCCATCGTACTGCGGTGCCGGCTGCTCCATACCCGGAACGCCGCCAGCCTCAACCATACCGGGGTTGATGCCTGCATCTTGTGCAAGCCCTTCCGTGAGTAGTGTTCCGCCGCCTGCATCAACGTCGCTCATCATTTAGCCTCATGAGATTATCTAAGATGTTGAAATCACTCTGCGCAGATTGCACAAAGTCGGTTGGTTGCAAGCTCAACATATGAACGATATGCAAAGCCAATTGCCGCTTGCCTTCTTCTCTCGCTGCCTCGATTGGATCGACTGTCGCAATCGGGCTGTAGAGATTGGCTTGTGCGAAGATGTCGGCAAAGACCGCTTGGCCGTCCGGATCGTTGTAGATGCCCTGATATTTCTCAGACATCACCTTGTCATGCAGCGTTGGCACCGGCCATACCTCCGACAAGCTCCTGAATCTGAGCGGGATCAATGTTCATTTGCTCGGCAATCGCCCCGACTTGACCTTGCACATTGGGATCAGCTGCCGCCTGTGGCGCAGCGCCCATCAATGCCTGTAGATCGACGCCACCTGATTGAGCTGCATTCGCCATCGTGGCCATGGCATCCGCCCCTTGTGCTGCCATCTCAACACCTGGTTTCATGGCTTGCATCTGGCGCATTTGCGCCTCTTGCTGCTGACGCTCTTCTAGCTCATCATCTGGCCTCAACACATCCGGATCGTTATTCCAGACTTCAAACCACAGCTTGCGATAGAGCTTATCGAGATCCGTGTTGCGATCGATCACAGCTAATCCAGGCTCGTTCATCTGAGCGAACATGCCCAGAACCTGATTGATACCGCGCATTGAGCTTTGCTTTTGGACGTTGGCCAGCGGTGACACGTACTCCACCGTGAATTGCTGATCGCCGGCATTCTCTGGCGGTTCTGGTAGCTCTTGCTTGCGGTTGAGCATGCCGTACACGCGATCAATCAAGCGTCCGAGTAGTTCACCCTCGAGACGTCCAACAAGCGGCCCCATGAGCCTCATACGCTCTTGTTGTCGTTGCTCTACTTCATAGGCGGTCTGTTCGCGGGACGATTGGTATGTTTGAACCACATCAACATAGAAGCTCTGTCGGATCCGATCGCGTATGCCTTCCATGGCTTCATTCACAAACTGGATGCCTTGCAAGCTGACTGGATGTTGCTGAATTTGCCGATCACCGCGATAGTAGTTAATTCCACCTGGGATGGTTCGGACTGGCCCTTGATATCCCTCGTCTGGTAGCCACAACGGCGGGTCAATTGCCTTCTGTAGCGCCTTGATCATCGCCAGCATCATGCTGTTGAGCATTTTGATATCTGGCAATGCTTCCATTGCTGGTGATCGGCCATACGTCTCGCCGGCATACAGCGACCATCTCGGCACTAGGTAAGGGAATTCCGGAAAGCCTGACTCACTGAGCTTGTGCAGTCCGTCTTCTTCAAAATAACAAGAGCCATAAGGCATCTGAGACGGCGCTTTGACGTTGGGATCTCTGAATTCACGCGGATAAACCGCATGGATCACCCAGACTTTATCTTCGAACTTTTTATTATTGATCTTGTCCTGGATCTTATAGGACAGTTCCCAACCACGATGCTTGGCGAGCATCATCAGTTGCCCGACGCTGTATTCAGTCCGCCTGAATAGCTTATCGACAACGCGTTCCTCATTGTGAGCAATAAAGCATTCGGCTAGTGGTCTGGCATCGGTAAGGATCTGGCCTTGACGCGTCTCACCAACGAACATAACCGCCGTTCCGAATGACGCTAGGTCGAGATAGGTTTCATGCAGGGACGTTGCAAAGTTGGTGCCTGGTGCGTACAGCTTGGCCCACATGATGTCTTCAACGTTCGATAAATAAGACTTGATCTCATCATCTTCGTTGTACGCATCGTCTGTCATGCGGAGCGAGAACCACTTTGCAGCCGGGTTTGTTGCCAGGCCATGCAGTGCAGCTGCAAGCAGTTGGTTTGAGTGAATAGCAGTCGAGTCATAAACCCGCTGCATACGCTTTTCACCCTCGGTACGATAACCAACAAAGTCAACCTTGCGAGGCTGCACATACTCGGCAATCTCTTGCCAATGTTGCTCCCAATTCGTGCGCCGTTCGCCTCTCACATCCTCAAATTGTCGTTTCAGATCCATGATGGCTTTATCAGCCGCCGCGTTATCCAAGTGTTGGCCTCACTGAAGGCGTTGCGCCTAAGCTATCTTGATCGCTGACAAGTGTTGAGGCTAAGCCAGAACGTTGCTGTAGTGATGCACGTCGCTGAGCATCCCTGTTTGTGTCTAGCTCGCTATCACGCGCCGTTGGCTCTCTGGGCGGCGGCTCTGGCTCTGGTGGTGGTGGTGCCGGCGCTGGTGCCGGTGTAGACTTAGATCCGCACATTGTTATTATCTCCCACCTGGATCACCAAGCTCTGAACCGAATGTTCCGCTGTCATTGCGAAGCGCATCCAATCGCTGCTGCTCAACCTGGTTGCCACGCTCGGTTGCTAGAGCTTCGCGCTCAGCGTCTGATTGAGGTCCGCCGTTTTCTGGTGCTGGCCAATAGTGATCTTTGACGATTGGCTCTTGTTGTCCGCCGCCTCTTGATCCGCACATTGCCGCAAATCCCTCTGTTCTCGGCGCTCTTTCAGTAGAGCCCGCGTCAATTCGTTAACCTTCACCCGCCTAACTCCGAACCGAATGTGTTGTTTGTCGTGCCTGATGTTGACGAGTTGATCGCCGCAACCTTTTGTTGCTGGTTGGGATCGGTCAAATCGCTCGTTGGCTCTGTATTCGTGTCTTCTGGTGGTGGTTCGGTGTAGTGGTTATGCGTTATTGGCGCTGGATTAGATTTCTTGCCACCCATGCACATAGTTAGCCTCCGAATGTCTGATAGCCGTTATTCGGCTCGCTAGGATCTGTGGTTGATAGGACGTTAACAGCGCTCTTACGTTGAGCCAGCTTGGCGCTATCTTGCTGTTGCACGTCATAGTCAAACTTAGTTGGCTCCGTTGCTGGTGGAGCTTCCGGAGCTGGTGGTGTAGGTGCTGGCGTTGATGATCCGCCGCCGCCGCCGCCAAAACACATTATTCTGCCGCCTCTATTAGTTCTGGATTGAGCAAGTCTTCACCTTCACGCCGTATCCAAACAAAGCGGAGATAATCGTCTCCGTTTTTCCCATAAGCAGATAAACGCTCCCCTTCTTCTCTCGCTCCCATAGCTCGGAGAAAAGCATGTGCGTCGGTATGATTGATATGGCTTTCACACTCCAGTCGGTGAACCCCGTGCTCGTAGCAGTAGTATTTGATTTTCTCACGTAGCCAGCGCATCATCGGGAACATAGAAGGCTTGCTTTCATCGGTCCCGAACATCCAGACTTCCCAAACGTTCGGCCATCGTTCAGCTAGACCACCAACCAGAACAGGAACACCGTCCTGCCACGCTATCCGGCCCACGGCTGTTCGCTCTTTGACTAGGTGAAACGTCTCATAGGCTAGGATGATCGGGCTATCATGTGGACGCTGGTTGAAGATCTCGATTGCATCCATTTCGCGTAAGTTTAAGCAGATCCGGTCTAGGGCGATTTGGGTTACGTCCTTGAGGATCACATCAGGCATGCGGATCATAGTCCAGTTCAGCCACGTACTCACGCTCGTATGCGGCGCGATAGCGTGGATCATCCACCTGAAACGGATCGTAATCCATGCCGAAAGCATGTTGCGCTCTGCGTGACGCCTTGTTGTAATCACCACCACCAAACGTCAGCAAGAACGCGTCAGCCCGGTTCGGTGACTTCACACCGCGCTTCTTGAGCTCATCTTTGCTTTCAACCTTGATCTTGCCGGTGCTTTCCATTTTGTACGTTGGAACGACAAGCTCACTCACTAGCGCATCGTCTCCGCACATTGAGACTTCCATGCTTTCGAACCACTCTCGGCCCTTCCACCATAGCTCATCGCGCAGTCGCATGTATCTCTGTCTGTCGGAGCTAGGTTGCTCACCAACATTAACACCACGAGCGGGAAGGCCGAGTTCAGTAAGGCGATCAACAACACCCGAACCCACACCGATGACGTCCACATTAATTGCAGCTGGGCGATCCTTGATTGGTGTCTCATGGTATTCACGTGCGACAATGCCCACTGTCTCCATCGTATCGACTTTGCGCCATTCCTTCGTAGGCTCTAGCATGCGGTTTCCACAGCGCTTAGCGAGCGCTGTAGCGTCATCGCCAAACCTGGCCACATCCAAGCCCCATACAGGCGAATAATCGTCCTGAACAACCTCTCTGCGTTGTGCTGCCTCGATGAGTCCTAGATTGATCACTGCGTTGTCTTCTGACGTCGGGAATTCACCAAGGACGCGTATTCGATAAACGTTGGAGTCTTCACCGTATTCTCGTGCGACTTGCTCGGCATACGCCTGATGATTTTCATGGCTGACCGTTGGACTAACGTCATTCGGGTTGAGGCAGTTGACGGCGTGGCAGCTAAATTGATCTCGATTACTGTGGAAGGCATTGAAAAAACGGCCACTAGTCCGCGTGGGGTTGCCACACATGATAGACATAGCATTTTTGCCAGTGAGCGCACCGCCTGCGGTTTCAAAGATGATATCATCAATGCCTGATGCTTCTTCGATTACGAATAACAGGTTGGGGCTATGGAAGCCTTGAAGCGCTTCCGGCTTCTCAGG